TCATCTTCCAAAAATCGAAGCAGCTTGTTCCTCGTGAAACCGGAACGTTGCTGCGTAGTGGTTTGATGGAATTGGAACAGTTTGGCAATACTGCGGTTGCAACAATTACATACGGTAACCAGGCGACCATGGTGACGTACCGGGGACAAATTCTTAGTTACGGTATTTTTGTACACGAGATTCCTCGCACGCCTTACATATCGCAGTTGGGTCACCAGCGTCCGGGTAACAAGCACGCGTTACCTACACAATTTAAGTTTCTTTCACGCCCAGTGGAAGAAGATATGGCAGTTGAATTTGATGCACGTGCAGATCGTTTGATAACAAATTTGTTGAACGAGGCATTCGCATGATTTTACAAGACATGGTTGCGTTGCTAACAAACGGTCCAGGGATCGTTCCGGTACCTGTACCACCATTGTTACCCGATGGTTCATCGCTTGTATTGGGAACAAACTTGTTCTATGGACGTATGCCACCAACACCGGATACATGCGTTGCGTTGTTTGAGGCACCCGGCAATAGCTATCAGTCGCTTGGTGGCGGGCCATCGGTTTACGAAGCACCAAAGGTAACAGTGATGACACGTGCAACTGATTACGACACAGCACGGTTGTTAATAGAAAGGGTAAAGCACTTTTTCGACGCTCTACCCTATACTTCTATCGACGGAATACACATCATGGACATGGATGTGGACAGTACGCCGTTGCTTGCTCCACCCGACGAGAAAGACCGTTGGTTGTTCGTCACCACGTTGACGTGCTGGAAGGAACCCAGCACCATTTAAGGAAAGGAGATAAACCATGGATTACCGTGCGCTTCGTGGAATCGATTATGTAGATGGTGGCGGCAACCCGCACCGGGTAGAAGCCGGTAATACGTTCAACGATATGCCAGATGATGCTCTAAAGCAGGAAATTCAAGATGGGAATGTAGTAGAAGTTGGTTCAGAAGATAAGCCAGGCAAGGTAATTACGAATGTACACAATGTTGATGTGTATGTAGATGCCGATTATCAGGAGCCGCAAGTGGTGGAACCAGAACCACAAGTAACAATTGTCGAAGGTTCGCCACTTAACGCCCCGGCCGAACCAGTACCAGGACAGCCGAGCATCATTGTCGAAGGGTTCCCAGAAGAAAACAAGGCAACGGTGGAACCGGCACAAGAAGAAGTAGGCGAATCGCACCCTGAAACAGCCGTAGACGGTCCAGAACCCGTGCCGGTAGTAGAAGCGCCAGTTACGGTTGTTCCGCCCGCCAGCGACGCACCTAGCGGGGAGTAACAAAAATGGCGTTTATGCATGGTTCAAAAGCCAAGGTCTATTTGAATGGCTTTGACATTTCAGGGTACTTGAACAGTTTTATGATTCCACGAACGATTGACACAGCAGAGACGTCAACGTTTGGAAATTTGTTCAAGACACATGTGCCTGGTCTTTATTCCGGCACGTTTACCGCAGATGGTATTTACGACGGCGCAGTGGGTGCGGTTGATGATGTTTTCAATCAAGCGCTTAACAGCACAGCAGATGACATCGTTACTTGGTCGCCGCAAGGTGATGTATTTGGTTCACCAGCGTATGGAATTTCAGCGGTCAGTACTTCGTACCAGTCAAGTAGCCCGCTTAACGATGTGTCGAAGGTTTCCTTTGTTGGAACTTCCGATTCAGCTATTGCAAGAGCTTTGGTTTACCACCCGCTTGCAGCAGAAGGGGCAGGCGGTAATACCGGAAACATCGACAACACGCTTGTATCAACGCCAAACGGTGGAGTATTAACGGTGCAGGTAGTTGCTGGTGTTTCATTGTTGGTCAAGGTGCAGGACAGCGCGGATGGCATAACGTTTACCGATTTGGTATCAACAGTCGCCACCAGTGCGCAGGGAGCGCAGTACGTTGCTTACGCTGGTGTTGTAAGAAGGTATACGCGTGTTTTGTGGACAGGCACGGGCACGTTCTCAGCAGTATTCGCTAGGAACTAGGCCAACCTAACAGATTAAAAGGAGTTGAAATGGCGTTCGTTCACGGTTCTAAGGCCAAGTTTCTACTTGGTACTGCGGGTACACCCGGAACCCCGGTTGACGTAAGCGCATATCTCTACACGGTGACGATGCCGCGAACGATTGATACGGCAGAAACGTCAACGTTTGGAAATATTTTCAAAACGCACGTACCAGGTCTTTACGGAACCACGATTAGTCTTGACGGTCGCTATGACCCTGCGATTGATGCTCAGCTTTCTGCGTTGATTGGTGTGGTGAATGTTGCATTTACCTGGAACCCGCAGGGAACGGCCACGGGCCTTGTGTCATACACGGGTACAGGATTCCTTTCGGCTTACCAGGACAGCACACCGTTGAACGATGTGGGTGCCTTCACGGCCACCATGCAGATCAGTAGTGCAGTTACCCGCGCAATTCAGCCGTAATTGAATTGATAGAAAATACACCCTGACGAAAGGTAGGACAAGCAATGAGCGAGCAGACCACCGGAACGATTGTTGTTCCGCAGGATGCCAGTAACACGCCGGTTTACGACAGTGTGGTAAATGAGCAGCCCACCGCGCCGAACACCACTCCGGTTGAAGGAACGGTTCACAAGGTTTTGTCTTTTGAAGAAATCATGGCGGCACAAGACACCAACGAAGTTACGTTGGACATTCCCGAGTGGGGTGGCAGTGTCGTTGTTAAGCCATTGACAAAGGATGACCAGAGGAATGTGCGTAAGGCGGCACGTATCCCCGGTGGTGGGCCAACAGATATTGATTTCAGCATGATTGAATTGGGATTCCTTGCGAAAGGCATGGTGCAGCCAAAGGTAACGGTTGAACAGGCCCGCTTGCTTGGTAAGAAGTCGATGGCCGCAGTGGACAAGGTTCTCAACGCAATCGTGGGTGAATCGGCCATGGGTGAGAAGGTCGAGGCAGAAGCGGAGCGCACGTTTCTGGATTGATCCTGATTTGGAATTTACGTTTACCCTTGCATTGAAGTTAGGAAAAACTGTAAAAGAATTGTTAACCGGGAAAGTAGAACCGATTAGCAACGAAGAATACGTGCAGTGGATCGCTTACTTTAATGTTCAGTATCAAAAGTCAAAATCATAGCGGGAGGGTTGGCGCTGGTGAGTGACGTCAATAAGAAGGTAAGCGCAACAATCAGCGCCGACCCCGCCATGTTCGTCATTGGGTTAGACAAGGCAATTGGTTCTACAGATTCTTTAATGCGCAAGATGATGGAACTTGATAAAGAAATTGATAAGTTTGGTGCTAAGAGCGTCACGGCCAAAATTGAAGCCGACGTTACCAGTGCCAAAAAGAACATAGACGAAACAAAGCTTGAATTAGATAAGATTGGGCGCACAATCGCCCGAGCGTCAGTTTCGCTTGATGACACCAACATGGTGAAGAAGGCGCTGCTTGACCTTGAATTGTTGGACAAGCTGGATAAGCAGAAGGCATTGCCAGAGGTAGACCTTAAAGGATTCTTGCAAGCCGAATTGCAGATACGTTCCTTGCGTGACCAAATGGACGCTTTGGACAAGAAGACCAATAACTTTTCATATAATAGTAATTTAGGGCCAACACAAGATGTTTTAAAGAAAATGTCAGACGCTGCCAATGGTATAGGCAAAGGCGGCGACAATAACGGTGGTGGGTTAGCCGGAATGCTTGGCCCGCTAGGTGGTGCAGTTTCAGGTTCGCCAATGATTGCCGCAGGCGCAATTTTGTCGCCAACGCTTGCTCCGTTGCTTGCCGCAACTACTGCATTGCTTGCCGGGTTCACAGGTGCCGCAGCCACAGCGGCAATTGGTGCCGCACCACTTCTAGTTTTGTTTAAGAGCAGTGCAACAGCGCTAACCAAGGCTGGCACAGCTTTGCAAGCGTACGACAAGGTTGTGCAGCAACATGGCGCAAATAGCAAGCAGGCAGCGTCTGCTCTAGCTACGTACAACTATCAGATTCAAGAGTTGGGGCCAGGCGCAGATAAAGCCGCCTTGGCTATGTATAACTTTCAGCAAGCGTTTCAAAACTTCCAGGGTCAGAACAATAAATATGTGTTCCCCCTTATCACTCTTGGCTTGCAGTCCATCATCGACCTATTGCCAAAGTTGCAACCACTTATTGCTGCATCTTCCACCGCGTTCACCGTGTTGCTTACCGCGTTGGACAAGGGAATCAATAGCACTGGGTTCAAGGATTTCATAAACTTCATTGCAGCAAACGCGGGGCCAGCTATCCTCGCCTTCGGAAAATCAATTGGTAACTTGGTCGAAGGCGTAGGCCACATGATTGTGGCTTTCAAACCGTTTACAGATTGGTTTGAAGGCGCGATGGTGTCGATGTTTGTTGCATTTAACAATTGGTCCGCAGGTTTGGCCACGTCGCCAGGTTTCCATAGTTTTGTTGATTATGCGATGAAGTCATTGCCAGAAATCGGCAATCTTTTCATGTCACTTGTTAACTTCATTGGGACATTCCTCACCACGACGGCGTCTGCTGGGTTAATCGTTGTCCCGGCCTTAACCGGCATCGTAAACATTCTTTCAGACATGATGCGGATACTGGGGCCAGCAATTACCGGGGTCGTAGAGGGCCTTAAATTGATCGGAGACGCCCTTAACTACGTATCGGGTGGCCAAGCCGTCACTGCGGTCTTGGCGTTGGTAGCGGGCTTCGTAGCGATGAAGGTAGCGGCAGCATTGGCAAATGTTGAAATTCTTGCCATGGGACGTGGGTTGCTAGTTCTTGCAGCAGACAAAGCGGCGGAAACTTTGGCAAGTGCGTGGAGCGCATTAGTTAGCCCCATTGGTCTTGCTTCGGTAGCCATTGGTGCGCTTGCCATCGGGTTCATCAATGCCCGTGAAGCAAATTCACAAGCGCAGAAGCAAGCGAACGATTATCTTGATACCTTAACAAAGTTGAATGTTAACGGTGCCAAGAGCGTAGACGACGTAAGCAAGCAATTCTTAGATCAGTACAACCAGTTGAAGCAGCTTAACGATGAATATAATGTGTTTAACACGCTTAAGCATGCCACACCACAAGCAGCAAATGGTGACCCAACAAATTACACGGGTATCCATGCAGCCATTACTCAATTCATTGATGACCACAAGCGCGCCGGTGAATCGGAACAACAATTCATTGACGAGATTCAGGGTTCTGGTCCAAAGCTTGCTGCACTTCAAGGTAACTATGAAAACTTCATGGGTAACTTGTCCGCGCTTAACGCTGTGTATGGGTTGAGTGCTTCTGCCGCCATGAAGCTTGCCGACGTGAACCACATCAACCTTGGTGGTTCATTAAAGGATGTGTTATCTGGCTTTGCAGATATGAAAGCATCCGCAGCAGCAGCAAACGACCCTACGCTTACGCTTGCTAAAAACGCAGCAACGCTTGCCGATCAATTTGCTAATGCTACAGATAAGGCAAGTGCTCTTAAAGATATGTTAGATCAAATTGCCGGTAAGAAAATCAGCTATGAAGATTCTTTAATTAAGTTTAACAAGGGCATCCTTGACCTTGGCACGTCTTTGGACAAGACAAGTAATTCGCTGGATATTCAAACCGTTGCCGGTATTAAGAACATGACAACGTTTGAAGGAATTGCAAATACAATCATCGCCGGTACAAAAGCAGAATACGACCACACCGGCAGCGTCCAGAAAGCGTCGGATGCATGGAACAGTCATATTGCAACGTTGAATGCCGCAGCAGCAAAGATGGGTTTCACAAAAGATCAAATTGCATTTATGAACACAACGCTTGGCCTTACCCCTGATGCCCTTGCTGGTATTGATGGCGCGATGAGCACGACGCAAGAAAAAGTTGCCGCAGATACAGCAAAGATTCAAGCCAATTTGCTAGAAACTTCAAAGAAAGCCGGTGATGCTGGTGCGCAAGCCGGTAGCAACTTTGGCCAATACATGCAAATGGGCATCCGTAGTAAGCAGCAATCAGTTATTGATGCCGCTGGAAACATGTCCCTTGCCGCCAAGCAGACAGCGTTTGATAACGCCGATGGTGGATTAGCAGGCCGAGCGCTTGCCCAGTCAACGGCAAACAACATTATTGCAAGTGAAAACCTTACGGATGATGCCGCCCGTCGCTTGATGTACGGAGCAGAAGCTGCCGCTTACGGAACGACACAAGCAACTGGGTTGGCAGCTATTGGTGTTAACTTCGTGACAGGTATTGCTCAGGGTATGTTGTCCGCAGCGGGACAAGCAAACGCAGCGGCGGCACAAATTGTCGCCCTAGCCCATGCTTCGGCAAACAATCAGTTGCAAGCTCACAGCCCATCAAAGCTTCTTGCCGACACTACGGGTAAATGGTTCGTGCAAGGTTTCGCCCAAGGTATCTTGCAGAACATGGCGATTGCGCAGACGGCCGCAGCGCAGATGATTAACGCCGCCGTTATCACATCGCAGCAAGGTGGCCCCCAAGGTCTTGCACAATTGATGAATAACGCCAACGCTGGAAAGAATGTTGGAAGTTACGGCATCACATCGGCGCAGTTTACGCAAGCGCGGATCAATTCAGCCGGAGCAACATGGGATCAGCAAAAAGCAAAAATCAGTGCTGCTAATTCAACGTTGCAAACGTATAACCAAACGCTTGCAACAAACGTTAAGACAACGGATACGCAGTACGCCGCCATTGCGAAGCAGATGGCAGTACAAGATGCGGCAAACCGTAGTTACCAAACACGCATGGATGCCATCTTCCATTCTGGTAAGCGCGACACTGCCACCATGGTTGTTAATACAAACCTTAAGAACGCATTGGCAGCAGGGCAGATTAAGCTTGCTGCATTAACAACGCAACTACTCAGCGTGCAGCACACGGGTCAAGCCATCACCGCTACATTGCAAGGACAGATCGACCAGCAGCAATCACAGCTTGCTACGATGCAGCAAGGTTTGGCTGATTCGATTTACAAAGACGGATTAAAGAATGCTACAAACGCAGCGAACGATTTGCTTGCCAAGTTGTCCGAGCTTCAAGCACGTTCTGATGGTTTCAAGTCCAGCTTCGCCAACAATGTGTTGGGTAGTGTTGCGCTTACTTCCATTATGGGATCGCAAGCTATACCTACCAGCATCGCGCAAGCATCCATGGGTCAGACGACACCAACTGATTATGTTGGGAACATTGTCGCCGGTCTTAAGAGCAATCTGATAGCCAACACGCGATTTTCTGCCACGGTTGGCGACCTTACTAATAAGGGTCTTAATCAGGACTACTTGCAGCAGATTGTTGACATTGGCGCGCAAGGTGGCCAAGCGGTTGCAACAGCATTGGATAATGCAAGCCAATCGCAACTTAATGAAATCAATAAGCTATACCAAGGAACCGTTGATTTGGCCGCGCATGGCATGGACAACATGGCGGCACAGCTATACAGCAACGGAGCAAATGCAATTGGTTCATTGATTACCGGGATTGCAAGCCAGTGGCCAGAATTGCAATCGCTGATACAGCAAGTCAATACGTCCTTGGCGTCCATCGGTAACCCCAATGCAGCAGCGACAGCTTCAGCAGCAGCCGCAGCGGCATCGTCGGCAGGTTTAACCCAACCAAGCAATACGACGAATAAGACGGCGATTGTAAACCTTACAACGCAAGAAATTACAAACGCCCAAAACATTTCCAATGAGCTTGCCTGGATTTTGAAGGGTATGTAGATGCCAGCCGGTGACTTAATCACAGCAGATTATCAATGTGAGTATGCCGGTATCCTCATGGGTCCCGGCACGAAGTACGGAATCAAGTCATACGACTTTGCCGACATGCCGGTATTGCGTTCGTCACATACGTCACGAGGAAACGACCAAGGTAACTATCGTGGGTCCGATTATATGGACAACCGTTTTGTAAACCTTGACATGGTAATTATTGGAACAAGCAACAACGATTTGCAAAACCTTATCGCCACGTTGCAAGGAGCAACCGCACCTTCAAACAATCTTAACAACGTGTTGGTTTTTCAACTTCCGGGGCAAGTAAAGAAGCAAGTAAGCGCACGTTCCTATAAGCGGGCCATGCCGCAGACCGCAGACCGTGCTCAGTTCGCCACAGTGGACGCAAAGCTTCAGTTCCTATGCCTGGACCCCAGAATCTATTCCCAGGCCCTTAACGTGTCTTCTGTAGGCCCTCCTGCCATCGTGGGTGGGCGCGTATGGCCACACGTTTACCCACGCATTTACACATCGGGCACTGGATCGTCCGTTATTGTATGTAATAATGTTGGTACATTTGAAACGCGCCCCGTTTACACAATTGTTGGACCTGTTACTAACCCAGCAATTTTCAACAATACGACAGGGCAATATCTTAAATTTAACATTACATTGTTGGCGACAGACACTCTTACTATTGATACAGCCGCAAGCAGTGTTTTGCTTAATGGAACAGCATCACGACGTAATAGTGTGACAACAGATTCATCTACAATTACATCAATGAATTTGCAACCAGGTGCAAATAGTATTGGGTTTTTACCAACAAGTAGCGTGGCGGGTGCTTTGCTTACTGTTACCTGGCGAGACGCTTGGGTCTGATTTGCAATCCAATTTGAAAGGAAGTTGAACGATGGCGGAACGCAATCCCCCAAGCTGGCTACAGGCTGGTAGTAGCTCGGCGGAAAACGATAGGCTTTCAACGCAAGGTTTATTCGCCGGTGTGCCTGGTATCCTCGTGGGAGATACAGGTTCCAGTGGGGAATTAGCTGTCACTGCTTTTAATGGCAACATGACCGTGACAGTTGATTCCGGTTGGTGTGTCATCGCTGGTACTGAAGTAACCAATCAGGGTTATTACGAATGTTACAACGACGCTGGAAAGATTGTCACCGTACCCGCGTCAGACCCTACGTTCGGGCGTATCGACTTAATCGTTGCGCAGGTGCTGGACGCTCAATATTCTGGAACGCAGAACCTTTTTCAGATTATTGATGTGCCAGGTATCCCTTCTGCTACTCCTGCCGTCCCTGCTACACCAAAAAATAGCATTGTCTTAGCGCATGTTGCAGTGGCAGCACTTGCTAACACCCTCAACTATTCCACGCTTACTGATGAAAGAGTGTTTACCTCAGTAGCAGGTGGAGTTAGGGTCTATAACACATTCAATACATTTACACCAGGTATCACAGCGCCAATTGCAGATGGAACAATTTCTTTTGATCGTCACGCAAGAATTTATTATGGTTACAGTGACGCAGCCGGGGTAAGCCAGATGCTTAGCACGGTGACAAACGCGCAAGGCGCTCATGCAGTTACTACAGCAGCAATAACAAACCCAACGGGTTCCCCTAGAAGTTTTGTATCGTCAGGTAACGCTTTGGGCTTTCCCTTAAGTGGTGTATCAGGTTTATGGATCGTAACAGTTCACTTTTCTTGCATTATTACTTCTTCTGTTACTGCGAGTGTAACTATTCAAACGCAGTATCAAATAAATTCAGGTGCTTGGGTAGTAACACGGACTTTGACAAATACTTGTGATACCACGGGCACAACATTTGATACCACTTTTGATATTTATCATTATGGTTCAGCCTCTGACTCATTGACTTTAGATGCTTTAATCACCGGTTTTTCAGCTTCAACGTTTACTACAACGGCACCTAACTTCGAATACACAATCCGCAATGGCTAATAAATATACTTTTGTTACCACAGACCTCATTACAGGTCACGTCATCGATGAGCTTCCTTTAATTGGAGTTCAATTTGGTACTGTATTAAATGGTATTGGTTCCTTTACGGGGAAAATACCTATGACAA